CGCCTCGACGCCATAGCGCGCGCCGCCCTCCAGCACCGGGATGCCGATCGTGAAGAGTTCGGGCACCTTGAGCTGGCCCTTGGAGGCCGTGCCCTCGATTTGCTCTTCGTAGGTCAGCTGATTCTCGCCATTGCTGAGGCGCAGGCCGCTGGCGAAGTTCACCTTCTTCTTGGCTTCCAGGCTGCGCGAGATCTCGAGCATTTCCGCGGCCGGCGGGTTGGCGATGTCGGGCAGGTTGTTCTCGATGAACTGGGCGAACTGCTCCTGGTTCATCGGCTTGCCGTCCATGGCCTTCCAGGTCAGCCATTCGGGGGCCACCGGGCACGAGTAGACAGCGCGGTGATCTTTCCACCCCGGGCCGAGCGCTCGGTTGTGGTCATTGAGGACAGCCACGAAGCCCGGCGGCTGGTACGCGCCGTAGATGCGCGATGCCTCGCCCTTCTCGCTGTTGACGAACTCGATGAAGCTGGCCGTGTCGCGCAGCGTGACAGAACCGAAGCGGCGCGTGGGCTGCTGCTTCAGGTGCTCCAGCGTCTTGACCTCGTAGCCCTCGGGAACGACGACAAAGCTGGTGCTCTCGATCGTCTTGATTTCGGTGAGCGCGGCGCCAGCGTTGATGGCCTCGCGGGTGTTGTTGATCTCTTCTTCCATGGTGCAGTTGCCTTTCTTGGGCGGCGGTGGTTACACGTCGAACGGACCGATGGGGATCCGCTTGTCTTCGGGGGCCTGGCCTTCCTCGGTCAGGTCTTTCTCGGTCGGCGTCATCAGGTGCCGACCTTGCGCAGCTCGCCGGTTTCAGCATCGACCGTGCGCAGGCCGGTGAGGGTGAGCTGGCGGGGGTCTTCGCGCTGCAGATTGCCCTCGACGGTGGCGAACATGATCGAGCTGCCGCGCTCTTCCTTCGGTGTCTTGACCTTGATGTCGTCGAACACTTCGATCTGGCCGCCCTTGCCGGGCTTGAGGCCCAGGGTCAGGGTCAGCGTGCCGGCGCGGCCGGTATCGGTGCACTTCTGCGTGAGCTCGTGCAGGGCCTTGGTCAAGTCATCCACGAGGGTGCCGAAGCGCAGGGCGCTGAGCGTGTCGGTGAACGGTTTCGTCATGGGTCTGTCCTATGGGGTGATGGGGAATTGGTGGGGCAGCGCCCTTTGCCCAGCTGTGCAACCCGGTGCGTCCGGGGCCTTTGGCTGGCTACGACACGCCGCCCCGCTGATCAGCCCTTGGCGGGCGCCTGGGGGAACTTCTTGAACGGCAGCGGCTTGATGTGCTTGCCGAAGAAGCTGCCGATGCTCTCGGCCTTGCTGAACTTCTCGAAGGTGTCCTTCGAGACATCGGCGTAGTGGTAGGTCGCGCCGGCGCCGCGCGTGAAGGTGACGGCCAGCGTCTTGGTCGCCTCGTCGTAGCCGATCGCCTTGACCTGGCTGGACTTGACCGGGTTCAGCTTGATAGCCGGGGCCTGTTGAGCTTGAGACATGGTGCTTACCTCGTGGGTGGGTGGTGAAGAAAATGGGCGCCCTTGCTGGAGGGCAAGGGGCACGCTGGGAAGCTAGGTGTCAGGGAGGAAAACGAACCCCAGCGCGGCGCGCCCGAAAACTTGGTCAGGCTGCGGCCAGTGACTGCGCGGGGAATTGCTTGGCCACGGCCAGCACGTGGGCGGAGATCCCGGCGCAGATCGCGGGGAAGTCCGACTCGCGGTAGAGGCGCGACGCGCGTTCGACCTTGGCGGGGAAGCCCAGCGATGCGAGGAATTCAGCCGTCACGACCATGCCCAGGCGCTCGTTGAGCGTGCCGAGCTTGAGCGTGGGCAACTCGGCGGCGGCTGCCGGCGCGACGCGGCGCAGCACCGGCTGGGTGGCGACCGGCGCCGGCGCCGGCGCGGGAGCAGCGGCAGCCTCGACCACTGGGACCGCCTTGGCGGCCTCGGCCTTCTTCGCTTCGAGCTCGGCCTGCGCGGCCAGGCGCGCCTTCACCAGCAGCACGAAGTCATCGGGCTGCTTCAGCAGGATCTGCGCGGCATCGGCGAACAGGAGTTCATGCCCGGCCGCGAGCTCGGCCTGGATCTTCATGTTCTTCTCGATGCGGTCAGCGATCTCGGTGGCCTCGATCTTGGCGCGCGCCAGCTCGGTCGTCATGGCGTTGCGCAGCGTCTCCACGGTGCGCTTACCCCTGATGGCCGCGCCGAAGTCGGATCGCACCGTGGGCATGTAGGGCTTGCCGAGGCGGGCATTCAGGGCGGTCATGTGTTCGGCCAGGCCCTGGCAACCCTCCGCGACGATCTCGTTCTTGATCTCGTCCTTGCGGTGCGTGATGATCCGGTCCAGCGCTAGGCGCTTCTGGCGCGCCAGTTCGGAGATCTCGTCGATGGTGCGAAACAGCAGGTCGATGGTTTCGGTCTGGCTGAGCGCATGCTGCTTGGCGCCGGCCAGCCGGGCCTCGACATCGGCGCACCACTTCACCGCCTCGACAGCATCGGCAAACTGCTGGTCGGTTTCCAGGGTGGTGTTGATGGCGCCGAACACCTCGACGGCATGCGCCTTGAACACATCCAGGTTGCTGTCCATCACCCGGCCGGCGAGCTCGATGCGCAGCGCAGGCAGGGTTTCAGGCGTGCGCCCCACCGGCGCCGCGGCGGCCACGCTGGGCACATAGGCATCCAGGTCTGCAGCGAACTGCAGCCAGCCATTGGTGATGGCCTGGGCCAGCTCGGGATTCGGCGTGTACCAGCAGTGTCGCTCTTCCACCAGTTCGTCGCCGTTCCACTCGGACGCCATGAACAGGATCCGCAGGGCGCCCGACACCATGCACTGCTGCTCCAGCTGCACCTGGTACACCATCGGCAGATCTGCGCCGGTGCAACCGTCGAACATGGCATCGCGCAGAACCTGGTTCAGCATCTTGTGCTCGAAGCCAGGGTTGTCCAGCATCGTCAGGCCATCGAACGAGGCCGACAGGCGGCCCAGCGAGCCGACGACCGGGTAGAGCTTCTTGCCGATGAACTCTTCGGCCAGGGGGCGGGCCAGTGCCTCGGTACGGTGCCCTTCATCGAAGAGCGCCTGCAGCGCGTCGGGGATGTCGGGCGTGATTCCTGTCTTGAGCTGGTGCAGCAGCTCGGTGCGGGTCATATAGGGCGACACGCCCATCATGGCCGGCGCCTCGCTGGCATTGAAGTGGGTTGCGCGGTAGGCCTTCCATTCCGGCGAGCCCTGGACAAGATTGTGGCGTTCCATGGTCTGCTCCTTACTGGCCAACGGCCCAGCTCAAGATCGCCTTCTCCTGAGCTTCCGTCAGAGAGTTGCGCGCCTTGATCGTGGTGATCAGGTCCACCGCGGTCTTGCGGCCGGACAACAGCAGCTCCTGCCAGTCGTCGCTCTCGCGCTCGAATTCCTCGGCCGAGATCGCAGGCAGGGAGGGGCGCGCGGCCGCGGCTGCTTCAGCGCGGACGGCATCGGAGCCAGCGCCATCGTCATCGGCTGGGCCATCGCTGAGCGTGACGAAGTTGCCCTCGATCACGGCACCGCGGCCCGACTCGGCGGCCTCTGACACAGCGATGGCGTTGGCGACCTCGATGCTGCTGGGCATGTACTTGAGCACCTGCAGCAGCGGAACCTTGCGCGCGTACATTTCCGGGTGGCGGAAGCTGTAGTGCTTGTTGCCCTGCTTGTTCAGTGCGTCGCGGTGCTTCCAGACCTTGCGCATCGACCACACCTCGATGACGGGGAAGTCGCTGCCGTTCACGCGGCCGATCGCATACACATGCGTGAGCTTGTTCGGGTCGGTTTCATCGCCCGGCTTGTGCATCACGAATGGGCGGTCGCCCAGGGCGTACTGGAAGTCGTCACCCTCGAACACGGCGCCGGTCCAGACGGTGGCACGGCCGCTGCGCGACACCAGATCCACCAGGCCCTTCCAGCCGGGCACGAAGGTGCAGGTGCCCTTGTAGGGGATCAGGTAGCCCGCGCCATTCACGCCAGGCTCCAGGCCTAGCGCGCCGGCCGTCATCAGAGAGGACGCGATGGTGCGGAACTCGCAGCGCTGCATGTCCGCGTTGCTGCTGAAGGCCGTCAGCGCCAGACGCGCCATGCGGTCGGCGTTCATGTGCTTTGGCAGGGCCAGCGCTATCTGGGGCTTCAGGCGCTGCATGAAGGAGTTGAATTCAGCGGCCGGGTTCTTTGCGACCTGGCTGCCGGAACGTTCTGCGATTGCGGTGCTCAATTGGGGCTCCTGGAAAAACCGATAAAGGGTATTGATGGGCGTGGGGAATTCAGGCGGCGACCTTCGATTCACTGACCAGGTAGGCACCAATACCAACCCGCGTGTACGGTCCTTCCCAGGTACGCGTCGTTCCGTTATCCATCAGGACATGCGCGACGTGGCTGTAGAAGCGATTGCTGCTGATGCAGAGCACCATGCCGGCGTTGTCGCGCGGGTTCTGGCAGGGGCCAGACACGAAGCCGATGCGATCGCCGGAGACGGGGAAGCGGTAGGCATTCAAAGCGCGGCCTCCTGGATAGCCGCGTTCACCTGGGGATCCGCGACGTATTCGATTTGGTGGCCGAGCATTTCAGCGCGTGCCAGGTCGATGGCGCGCAGCGTCTTCTGGCCGCAGAGCTCGGCCAGCACCTTTGCCGCGTCATTGACGGGGTAGAGCTTGATTGCTCCGTAGACACTGCGGCCGCAGACTTGAATCTTCATTGCTGACTCCTTCGTTTAGGTTCTGACCACGGTTTGAAGAATAACCCGTAACGGATTCACATGCAACCTATAACGGATAGTTCGGCGCGAAATTATTGGACCTACGGCGGCTGCGCGCGACATGCCTGGCAAAGCGCATGCCCGGTGACGCGGCTGAACACCCGGCTGCAGCCGTGGCAGGTGAAGCGCTCGTAGTGTTTGGTCGGCTCGGCCCTGGCCGCAACGGCACGTGCACCCAACTGCGTATTAGGATCAATGCGCATGTCGATCTCGCGGGCCAAGTCGGTCACGCCAATGGTTGCTGTATTCATGGCGGTTGGTCCTCAGGCTGCGGCTGGCAATTGATCGTTGGATGAGACCTGCTTCCACTCTGCGGCGGTGAGCCCTCGGTCATTGAGATAGACGGCAGTCATCTCGGCGTCCTTGTGGCCCAGCAGGGTCTGCACGACATCTGCGGGCATGCCCTCGGCGATGTAGGTCCGAGCGCTGAGCGAGCGCACCTCGTGCAGGCTCGGCCATTCGTACTGCTTGTAGGCCTCTGGGCTACAGGCCTGCACGATGAGCTCGCGGAAGCGGGCCGACAGGCTGGACATCTCGATGGGCTTGCCGTTTGCCTTGCGCAGCAGCGTGTCGCCGGGTGCGCCGATACCGCGGCAGTGCTCGATTACCTCGCCCAACGTCATGCCGGTGGCCTGCAGGCGCAGCGTCAGCGGGATGGCCACGCGGGCGCCGGTCGGCTTGCCGGCCTTCTTCTGCTGCTCGATGCGCAGGTGGCCATCGACAACATCATCAAAGCGCATCTTCGCCAGATCGGCGCGGCGCTGGCCCGTGGCCAGGGCCAGCAGCAGAAGGGCGTGCACCCAGCGCTGGCTGCTATGCCGGGCAAGATTGAGCATCGCCTGCCAAGTCTCCAGCGTCAGGCGCTTGCGCAGGCCTGGAGCGCGAGGGCGCTTGACGTGGGCGGCCGGCGACGACTCGGCGGCGCCGTTGGCGATGGCCTCGACGTAGACGTCGCGCAGCTCGCCGAGAACCCGGCAGGCCGTGTGAGGCGTCCACTGCTTCAGCTTGGTGGAAATGTCGACCGGGCGCACCGCGCGCAGCGGCATGGCGCCCCAGGCTGACTCTATGTGGTTGATCGACGTGGTGCGGTTCTTCAACGTCTGCGCGTGGTAGCCGCGCTGGCCGATGATCGTCCGGTAGGTCGCCAGCCACTCGGCCACGGTCGGGCCTTCGATGGCCGGCGCTGGATCGTTGGCGGCCGGCGTCGCCACCGGCTGGCCAGCGGGCAGCTGCATGACGGCGAGCTGCTGCAGGGCCTGCTTCAGCAGTTTTTTGAGCTTGCGTTTCTTCATGGTGTTCGTCGGCAGGGGCTTGGGAATCAGCGCTTTTGATCCGCTATGTTTGTGACCTCGCCGACGAGCTTGCCATCCTGGTAGAGACGAACAACGCCGGCCGGAATGCTCTTGTTGATGACGACCTCAAACCTGAAGCGGTCAAGCACATTGAGGCGCGCTGCCGCAGCCTTGGCGACGGCCTCCAGCTCGTCCACGAGGTAGAGCCCCTCATTGCCCCTGATGTCGGGACAGCCGGTGACGGCGCGAATGGCTTCGACGGCGATGGCGCGCATCGCAGACAGCGGGATCATGGGGTTGTCGGTGCTCATGTCGATGTCCGGGTGCAGGGGATGGGGAAGCGTTCACAGATGCCCGGCACGCCGGGCACGGTCAGCGCTCGGTCAGAACGTGGTGGATTGGGCGATGCCGCGAATCACGGACATGAAGCCCTGTTGCAGTTCGGTGGCGCCGATGGAGACCCAGCGCTGATCCAACGGGACAAGCGCGTCATTGACGGTCGGCGCCTGCTCGGGATTGGCCTGCGGGTGCGTGCGCAGCTTGGCGATCCACGCGCCGCACTGCTCGGCCAGCGCCTTGCCCTCGTTGATGAGGGCCTGCTCTGCCGCGCTCAGTTGGCGGTAGCCCTTGATGCTGGATTTGATTTCAGGGATTGGTTCGGTCATGGTTGCCTTTCAGGCGGTTGGGAAACGATGGATGGCAATGGGGGATTGGAATCAGAGGGCCAGGCCGGCCTGCTCAGGCTCGGCCGGCGCGGTGCGTTCAAAGAGCTGGGCTTGCTGCTGAGACGCCTCGATGCGCCTGCAGGCGATCTCGAAGTAGCTCCCGACCTTCTCGCAGCCGACGAACGTCAGGCCCATCTGCATCGCGGCGACCCCGGTGGAGCCGCTGCCCATCCATGGGTCAAGGACTCGCCGAGGTGTGCCGGCCTGCTCGATGCACCAGCGCATGAGCGCTTCGGGCTTCTGCATCGGGTGGTGGCGCTTCTGTCCGGCCGTGACCTCATGGCGGGCACCCTCGCCGACACAAAGGCCATCCCACAGAAGGCGGAACAGCCGCATCGGCTGATCGCGGTTGATCCAGGCGGCCTCGCCGTCTCCCTGGCTGCGGACCTTGCCGGTAGGCACCTTGTCCCAGACGAGCCAGCCGCCTGCCGGCAGGCGGTCGGCGAACTTGTGCGCGCCCCACAACAGCACGGTTGGGGCCAGGGCCAGCCACGGCGACGGGTCGAACGGTTCGTCGTCGCCCACGATCTCGGCATGGACGTTCGGGTTGACCATGAGCACGCCGCCGTTGCGCTGCACCACCGCGTTCTGCCGGGTTCCTCCCGCGTGGAAGGTGTTGACCTTGTAGGCCTGGCCGTAGGGCGGGTCGCCGACGATGGCGTCTACGGGCGGGAACACGTCACGCAGCTCACGCGCATCGCCGCGATACAGCGTGGCGCTACCGATGATGACTTTCTCGTAGGTCATGAATTCGATGTGCGACCGGCGAGCCTTGGATCAGGCGCCGAAGCCGGGCTGCTTCACGATCCAGTCAACGACCTGGGCCGAGTTGGTGATCTGTTCCGCGTCTTCCTCGGCGATTTCGAGGCCGAACTCGTCTTCCAGAGCCATGATCAGCTCAATGGAATCCAGGCTGTCGGCGCCGAGGTCGGCGACAAAGGTTGCCTCCGGCGTCAGCGCCTTCTCAGAGACGCCCATTTGCGCTGCGACGACGCGAAGAACGCGGGCTTCAATATCGGTGCGGTTCATGGTTTGGTCTTTCCGGGCTCGGTGCCCTGTGAGGGGATTGAATTCATTTGCGGACCATCCGGCCGTTGGCCATCCGGTACAGGTCGCTGCCGGGGCACGGCTCGCCGGTCTCGAAGAACTTCTTCCACGACCCTGTGTAGTAGCCGACCTCGCCGCATTGGGTGCAGCGGAAGCGGCCCACGTCGATGTCTTCCTGGTACGACTGGCGGTGCTCAACGAGTTGCCGCTCGGTCTCCCCGTAGAGCCCGACCTCCACGTCTTCCCAGGTGGACCAGCGCCGTTCGTGCGTGCAGTTGCCCATCACGCACCTCCAATGGGTTGTACCGGCACATTGGATTCCGGCAGGGCCAGCGCCGCGTGCAATACCTCGACCTTCTTGCCGACGAAGTAGTCGCTTCCATCTATGGCGCCCTCGAACACGAAGCGCTTGGCGGCGCCGAGCGTCAGCGAGTGGTAGCCATCATCGAAGGTGGATCCCTTGTTCAAAGCGTTGTGCATGCCCTGAATGCAGCGGTAGGCCCGGCCCAGTTCGGTGCGCGCCTGGGCCAGCAGACGCAGCAGCGACTCGTGCTCCTTGCGGTGGCGCTCGATGACTTGCTGTGCGGTGTCTTCGCGCTCTGTGGCGTACTGTTGCCAGTTGTCGGCCTGCTGCCGAACTGTCGGCACAGGCGCATCGGGGAACAGCACCTTCCAGCGCTCGATCATGTGATCCAGCCCACCGGAGCAAGCCGCCTGGATGACGTTTCGCAGGCGGTTGATTTCGACGGCGTAGTCAGGAATCTCGGGCTCAGCCCCTACTGCGGGGGCTTGAGTCGCGGTCCGCAGAGCTTCCATGGCGGCGCCAATCTCGGCATGCGCGGAGTCGCTTTCTGGCACCATCGCGCGCACCTTGTGCAGCACGTCGTGGGCCAGCTTTGCAGCATGTGGTTCAGTCATTTGAATCCTCGGTTGCGGCGGTCAAGAAGTTGGCTTGCTCATCCAGCATTCGAGCCACGAAGCGCCACACGACAGGGATGCCGCCGATGAGGCGTTGTTCGGACTGCCTGCTCTGCGCGCGCAGGCGCTTTGCCTCGCCGCGAAAACTCTTGGCCGCAAGCGCCGCCGGCCACGCCTTGCGCGGCTCATAAAAGTTCGACGCGATCTGGCGGGCCGTTCCTAGCTGTTCGGCGGTAATTTCAGATGCGTGCTTGGCGCTCACGACTGGCCTCCGGTGGGCTTGAGCCTCTCCCGCAGCGAGGCGACGACGTCGCCGATGTGGCCCGACCCGCCGCAGGTCGGGCAGTTCAGCGTGCCGTGCTCGGCCAGCAGACGGGCGTTCTCTGCCTCGTTCTCAGCCCGCAGGCGCTCCAGCATGTCGGCGAACTTCTTCGCCTCGGCCGGGTCGGTGGCGCGGACGTGCTTGTTGGCCTCGTTCGCGGCACGGAATGGCGTCTCGCCCGTGAACGCATTGCCCTGCGGGCTGATGATCGTCCAGCGGTCGTTGGCATGTGCAGGCGCGGGGGATTGGGAAGCCTGTGCTTGCTGCGGTGCTGCGAGCTTCAGCAGCGAATCCAGGCGCTGCGCCATGTCGTGGACGTTGAGCGCGTTGGGGTAGCTCTCGCCGCCCGACTCAAGGCCGCCATTTCGATCAATGGTCCGCAGCAGCTTTGCCGACTCTTCAACCGCATAGCGCCAGCCGAAGCTGCCAGACGGCAGCGCCACTTGCTCGAAGCCTGCAGGCACAGTCCCCTTGGGCTGGGCCTGGGATTTGGCGAGCATGGCGCGGATGATCTGGGCCGGTTCCTCGGGCTCATAGAACCCGGTGCCCGGGGCAGCGCGTCGGTCGAACTCGGCCAGGATGTCGGCGACGGTCACGCCATGTGCCTCTGCTGGGGATTGGACGCCTTGGGGCTGCTGGAGGGCGGCCATCAGATTTGCGCGCGCTTCGGATTCATGGCGCCGGCACTCAGCTGTGTAGCCCTTGCTGGTGCCGTAGAGGGACTCGGCGTGAGCCTTTGCGGCGCAGTGTGCAAATTCGTCTACCAGCGCCTCAAGGGCGGCTTGTTGGATGGTCATGTCAGGATTCCTTTTGCTTGAATAGGCAGCACGCCGGAGTGCGCGCCAGGATGTCGGTGCCTTCGCCATTGGTCCATGTGGGCCGTCGAAGCTCGCACTTGATGAAGTGCTTGCCGCCATGCGGCCCGCCGAAGGAGCGCTTGTGTTCGCAGTCGGCGCAGCGCTTGTTCGTTGGGCCAGATCCAGGCTCAGCGGCATAGCCGCGCTTCACCGTTGGCTTGCGTGATGGCGCGATACCCATCACATACCGGCGCCTGGCCTCTTCGGCCTGGCGGGCGTGCAGGCCGGCCCAGTCGATCGGCTGGCCGTGGATGTTGACGAATCCCATGCTTCAGTACCTTCCAGGCTTTTGGTATTTTCTAAAGTCGAACGCACCAGAGCGAACGACGGGCTTGTGATCGGACAGCAGCTCGACCACCTGGACGCGCTGAGGGGGCGCGGTGAAGCGCTGCGCCTCGACGCCGGCCGGATTCGCGGCTGGCCCGTTCTTCCAGGCCGGTGTGCGTTGGGCCTTGGCGGTGGTCTTGGTGTCGTCCACCCAGCCGCGGTCGCGGCAGTCCTTCGAGCGCTTCTCCAGCTCTTCGGCGCGGGTCTTGTCGGTGAAGTAGCGCGCGGACTTGTAGCTGAGTCGCGCGCAGAACAGCACGCCCTCAGCGCACAGCTTTCTGCAGGCGCGCCCGACCTGGGGAATGCTCGCGCCGTCAATGTCTTTGGTGGTCATACCGCGCTCGCGGCTGGCCAGCGCCAGCACCTGCTTGGTCAGCTCGCCATAGGGTGGACGTTTTGGCATCAGTAGGTCGCAATCAAGAGGGCGCCGCCGATCACGAGGGCGGCGCTGATAGAAAGAATCGCCACCAGCGCCCAGCCTTCGGCCGGACTCATCGGTGGGCGGGCGTCTTCAAAGTAGGCGGACATGCGCTGGCTGGTGTGGATGGACGCGTCCAGATCGGCCGCGCTCACGGGTCCGCTAGGTTCTTCTTCAGCGCGCACTGGGATGCCCCAGGCGCGCCAGGCCTCGGCGCCGATCACTTCACCCACCCGATAGCCATGAAGATCAGCAGCGTGCCCAGAGCCAGCAGGCTGCTGGTCGTCGTCAGCGAGTCGCCGCGGGAGGGATTCACAAACGGACCCTCAACGGGGTTGGCGCTGTCCGCGTCAAGGCCGAAGGCCTCATCGAGGGTGCGCGGGTAACGGTAGGTGAGGGCGTCTTGCATGGATCCTCCGAAAAACCGATGTCGGATATTTGCGGGCGCAATTAAGCGGCCCGACGAATTTCCATCGAGTCCGAATAGTTGGACCGCACAATCGCGGCCGCCAGCGGTGGGCACACCGAGTTGCCGCACATGCGAACCTGAGCGTCTTTTGGCAGCACGCGGCCATCGGCGCCGGCGAAGAGATCAACGGTGATCTCATGCGAGATCGGGAGAATGAATTGCTGGCTGATCATCCTGTTCCTTCTGCTTAGTTCCTGACCACGGATGCAGAATAACCGGAAACGGATGATATGTAAACCTATAACGGATATGAAGAGCCAAACAAAAAGCGCGACAGGGAGGATGCGCGCTTGGTGAGTGTTGCGCGGGCTACCAGCCGCAGCGCGGAACGTCTAGCGAATTGGGATGCAGCTGCAGCTCAAGTTCCCCGCTGACCCGGTTCATTTCGTCAAGCAGGAGTTGAACGTAGATCGGTTCAAGTCCGAGGCCTGTAGTTTCAATCTCTCCATCGAACGTAATGGTTATGTTGAGACTTGCTACGGGCTTGCGATCTGAAGTCGCTTGCTCTACATGCCATTTCTTGATCTGTGAGACTCGTTCGCGGTGCGGTTCTAGCGCGTCAAGTCCTCGATCAAGAATGGCGACCTTTTCGTTTGGTTTGTTGGTCGGTGCCATGTTCCCTCTTGGTTAGTGGAGTTGGCTTGTCCGGCTCCCTAACCGAGGTGCGTCTAACCGCTGCGAGAGCAGCGGCCGGCACCCTTTTAACCTCGTCCACGTTCAGTTCCCCCCGCGCTTCCTTTTTGTCCGCTCCCTTTTTTTCAGCGGCCAGCGAGATACTGACGAACGCCATGATGCGGTGCTTATCCGCATCAGAAAGTCCGCGCCACGCCAATAGAAGCTCCTGCTCATCGTAAGACGGAACGACACGCTCTGTTACACGATCGGCCGGCATCGGTGCGAGAAGATCCTGGGGAGAAACCCTGAAGCACTTGGCCAGATCTGAGATCACATCAAGGTTCGTGGCCACTTCTCGATTCAGCACCCGCTGCACGGTGGACTGCGAAACGCCGGCGCGCTTGCTGACCTTGGTCTGGGTGTCCAGATCGGGCCTGGCGTCCATCAGCGCGCGCAGGCGCATTGCGAGTATGTCTTTTAGTTCCATAGCGGTTTGCGGATTGTGCCGCTGGCGGATATGCGACGGGGGTTTCATGAATAACCGATAGCGGATACACTGACCGCATGAAGCGCGAAAAGACCTATGACGAACTGCTGCGGCGCCTGGACGACGCGGTGGGCCTGCATCAACGCATTGCCAAAGAAACCGGCGTGGCGCAGGCCACGGTAAGCCGGATCTTTTTGCGCAAATCCATCCCGCGCGTGAACCATGCCGACGCGATCCTGGAATGGTTTGACGCGCACGACCGCAAGGAACGGCGTAGTCGTGCATCAGCAGCTCGCGTCCACGACAAGGCAGTCTTGCCCCGCCGCGGACGCGCCCCCCTGCCTGCATCCACGCGCCTCGCTAAGTAGGGCGAACAGGACCACCACGATGCACGCGCACTGGCAGATCTCCCACCAGATGCGCGGCGTCATCGGGATCCCCTTCGACGCTGCGCCAGCCCGGAAGAAACAGACGGCCGCCCAGAAGAGGGCGCCGGCCTGCCACAAAAACGATTCACCCACGTAGGACTCCAGACCCATGGACACCCAGACGATGCTCTCCCGCTCAGGCAGATCGGACTCAGGCGGCAAGCTCACATCGCGCCTCGATGTTCCGGTGAGCCAGGATCTCGAAGAAGCGGTGATCGCGCTGGCCGCGGTCGCTGGCGTACCAAAAAGCGAGTACGTGCGGTGCATCCTTGAGCGGGCGGTGTACGGCGATCTCTGCATGCTGCGCAGGTTAGCGCGCCCCCTGGCCCCGCGTGAATGGGATCAAAGCCCGAACAATCCCGGTGCCCAGTCATGAATGGTGTCGACTGGCTGGCCAAGCGGATCATGGCCGCAACCGACCAGGCGCAGCGCCAGAACCTGCGCGAGAACGAACCACGTTTCAACCCCAGGCCCGCCGGCGTGATCCGCCCCGACAGCGCTTCGTCCACGGTGCTGCAGTACCTGACCGCGCACCCCGGCAGCTACTACCGCCGCGAGCAGATCGTGGAGGCCACCGGCCGCAGCGAACGGAGCGTCGACTGGGCGCTGGTCTTCCTGCGCTCCCAGGGCCTCATCGCCGCGTTCCAGGACGGCACGCGCAACCCGCGCTACCTCCGCTATTCCGTCGTCATCAAGGAGTCCTGACATGGATGTGTCTCCCGCCGCGCGCCTGGTGCGCCACTCCGACCCGACTACCAGCCACCTCGCCGCCGCGCGCGTCGCTGAGTTCGCCCAGGGCCACGAGGCCCGCATCCTCGAATCGCTGAAGGGCGGCCCGGCCGGCGCCGAGCAGATCGGGGACGCCATCGGCATCGATGGCTATGCCGTGCGCAAGCGCCTGGCCGAGCTCCAGCAGGCCAAGAAGATCGCGCCCACCGGCGAGAGCCGCCGCACGCGCTCGGGCAGATCTGAGCGGATCTGGAGGCTTGCGTAGTGGCCCGCATCCGCACGATCAAGCCAGAGTTCCCGCAGTCCGAAAGCATGGGCCGGGTGTCCCGTGACGCGCGCCTGTTGTTCGTGCTGCTGTGGACGATCGCCGACGACTCTGGCAGGACTCGCGCAGCCTCGCGAATGCTCGCGAGCCTTCTTTTCCCCTACGACGACGATGCGCCAGGCCTGATCGATGAATGGCTCAAGGAGCTGGAGGTGGAGCGCTGCATCCGGCGGTATGTCGTGGAAGGAACGACCTATCTGGAGATCGCTAAGTGGGCGTCACACCAGAAGATTGACCGCCCGTCAGCCTCCAAGTTCCCCGGGCCAGAAGAGGATTCGCGAACAATCGCGAAACCTCGCGAGCCTTCGTCGCTGGACCAAGGACCAAGGACCAAGGACCAGGATCAAGGAGAGGACCAGGACCACAGACACGCGGGAGGCGAAGTCAACGCCGCAGCGCCCTCCATGCAAGCTGCAGTGTGTGTCACCCTCAAGGCGATCGGCATCCCTGACGTGAACCCGGGCCACCAAACGCTCACCGACCTGATAGAGCAGGGGGCCGATGTTGGCATGTTCGCCGCAGCCGGCCGCACCGCGGTGGCCAACGGCAAGCGATTCGCCTACGTGCTGGGCATCGTGAAGAACCAGATGGCTGATGCTCGAAGCTCGGCCAACCGTGCCGCAGCCGACTACCGCCCCGGCGAGACGCCGCGAGAGCGCCGCGCCCGCGAGCGCCACGAAGAGCTCACCGGCGAGCGCAGCAGCAGCGCGCTGCCCGGCGACATCATCGACATGGAGCCGGCCGACCCCACGCGGCTGCCGGCCATAGGAGCCCACCCATGAGCCTTTCCACCACCGCCGTCGAGCGCTTGTTCAAGCGCCTGATCCTCACGTATGGCCAGGACTTCGACCGCCGCATCGTCGGCACGTCGAAGCTGGGCGACGTGAAGGGTCACTGGGCCTTCGAGCTCGCCGCCTACAACACGCCCCATGGGCTGGAGCAGATCGCGTTCGCGCTCGAGAACCTGCCTGAGCATGTGCCCAACGTCGTGCAGTTCAAGAACCTCTGCCGGCAGGCCCCCAAGAGCCAGCTCTACGTGGCCCTGCCGCCACCCCCGCCGGCCGACCCGAAACGCATCGCGGAAGAAATGGCCAAGCTGGGCCACATCCGCGGCCAGGTGACGGAAGCGGCCAAGGGCATGAGCGAGTCCGTGGCACGCGACTGGGCCTACCGCCTGCGTGCCCGTATCGGAGAGGGCTACCGGCCCACGATGGCGCAGCGCGCCATGATGTGCGCGGTGCTGCCGCCCGAGCCTGCGCACGCCAGTGAATAACCGACGCCGGATAAATGCCATGCCCAGCTTGCACCGTACACCAGGCAAATCCCCTCAGTGGACGCTACAGCTTCCGCTGCTTGGCATGCTGCGCCCGCCCCGTGATGTCTGCGCATCCGAGCAAGCCGGCCGCCGCTTCATTGCTCGCCGCCATCGCCAGGTTCGACCGATCTCCCACCCGGGCGCAGATCTTGGCGTGCGTGCACCCCTCGGTGGAGAAACACCGCTCTGCTGGGCAGAGGTCTGGGTCGGCGTCAGGGCAGGGGTGATCTGATGGCCAAGCCTATCCAGATGACCAGATCCGAGCTGCTGAACCTCGGCCAGCGCGCCGCGGCGAACCCGAGCGTTATCGCCATGCGCGACCACCCGGCCGAGCGCCAGAAGCGCGGGCAGAAGTACGGCAACACCAAGGTGGTCGACGCCAAGGGCCGCAAGTTCGACAGCAAGGCCGAGCACAAGCGTTGGCAGTACCTGGACCTGCTGCAGCGCACCGGCGAGATCTCTGGCCTGCAGCTGCAGGTGCCGTTCGTGGTGATCCCGGAACTGGCCAAGCCCCGCGGCGGCAAGGAGCGCCCGACCGTCTACATCGCCGACTTCGTGTACCAGCAGGGCGGCGAGCAGGTCGTGGAAGACGTGAAGGGCGCCGTGACGCCAGAGTTCAGGCTGAAGCGCAAGCTGATGCTGTGGGTGCACGGGATTGAGGTGCAGGAGGTGCGGTCTTGACCAGCAAGCCCCTGACCACCCAGCAAGAGAAGTTCGCCCAGGGCGTGGCCTCCGGCCTCAGCCAGGCCGAGGCCTATCGCCAGGCCTACCCGAAGTCGCTGAAGTGGAAGTCCGAGGCTGTGCACCAGCAAGCCAGCAGCCTGGCCGCATTGCCTCATGTTTCCTCAAGGGTGGCCGCTTTGCGGGCTGAAGCAGCTGCCCAGGCGGGCCTCTCTCGTGTCGATGTGCTAGCCGAGGTGCGCATGCTGGCGCACTCCGACATCGGGGAAATCATGCACGCGGACGGCCGCGTAAAGCTGCCAAACGAGCTCTCGCCCGCCACGCGCGCGGCCGTGGCCTCCTTCGAGATCGATGAATACGGGCGCATCAAGTACAAGTTTTGGGACAAGAACGTGGCGCTGGAGAAGGCCATGAAGCACCTGGGCCTGTATGAGATCGACAACAAGCAAAAGACCGACCCGCTCAAGGAACTGCTGAAGGGCCTGAGCGGAAATGTTGTGGGGCCGGTTGCGATCGGCTCGGAACCTGAAGAGGACGATGGACCATGAGGACTGATTTCTACGTGGAGCGAAAGGCATGGCGCGAGTGCATCGAACTGCTCGTAGTGCAGCGCGACGAACTTGGAACCATGGTCGCAAAGCCGCTGGAGTTCGAGCGCGTCGCGGAGAACACGTTGGCGGCATCACCCACCATGAGCATGAGAGTCGCTGATGCGCAGCTGCTGATGGATGAGCTGTGGCGCGCCGGCCTGCGCCCGACCGAAGGATCTGGGAGCGCTGGCAGCCTGGCGGCAACGGAGCGGCACCTGAATGACATGCAGCGCATTGCCTTCCAGCTGCTGGGCGAAGAGCAGCAGGTGGCGAACCTGGGTCGTGAGCGCGGCGCATCGCTCATGGAGGTCAAACCATGACCCCGCTCTATATCTTCGACCTGGACGGCACGCTGGCGCTGATTGAGCACCGGCGGCATCTGGTGGAACCCCCGGAAGGTTGCGCCAAAACAGACAACACCCTGCCTGTGTGCAAGCGAGGGTGCTTTGCGATGTGTGCGCACAAGCCCGACTGGCCCGCCTTCTTCGCCGCCTGCGTCGATGACCAACCGAACTGGCCCGTCATCAGCTCGCTCATGGCGCTGGTGCGCGCCGGCGCCGAGGTGCAGATCTGGAGCGGCCGCAGCGCTGAGGTGATGAACGAGACGCTGGCCTGGCTGCAGAAGTGGATCTTCGGCGATGGCTCGGTG